TTGGTCAAACGAATGGCGACGAAGGCGAAACGCAGGGAGCCCGACTGGGCGAAAATACGTGCCGCTTATGAAGACGCTTCGGTGCCGCTCGCCGATACGGCCAAGGCGGCAGGCGTCAACCGGCAGACGCTGATCGCGCGGGCGCGGCGCGATGGCTGGCGGGCGCGGACGGCGCCGCCGAAACCGCCGGGGCCCTCGGCGGAGTTGACGGGCGCTGCGATGAAGCCGTCGAGCCTCGCGACGCGGCTGAAGAGGCTCATCGCGCGGGAGATCGAGGCGATCGAGGGCGAGAGCACGAAGAAGCGGGAGGCGAGTGAGAAAGAGCGCGACGCGCGGCGGCTTTCCTCGTTGGTGCGCTCGCTCGAAAAGCTGAAGGACATGAAGTCCGGTAAGGAAAAGACGGACAAGAAGAAGGATGGGGACGGCGATGCGCTCAGAACCGAGCTTCAGCGCCGCCTTGCTCGGCTCGCTGCCGCCGCGATTGAGAGCGACGTTTCTGGAGACGCTCAGTCCGGCTGAAACGGAATGGCTGATGGAGCATTGGCCCTTCTGGGCGCGGGACGATCAGCTTGCTCCTGAGGGTATGTGGACGACATGGCTGGTGCTTGGCGGGCGCGGCGCCGGGAAGACGCGCTCGGGCGCTGAATGGGTTCGCGGCGAAGTCGAAGGCGCGCGCGCGGGCCGCATTGCGCTGATCGGCGAGACATTCGGCGATGTGCGCGAGGTGATGATCGACGGGCCTTCGGGGCTTCGCGCCATCGGGTTACGCGGAGGTCGGCCGCGTTATGAGGCCTCGCGCAGGCGGTTGCTCTGGCCCAACGGCGCGGTGGCGCAGGCTTTCTCCGCGACCGAGCCGGAGAGCTTGCGCGGGCCGCAATTCGATGCGGCCTGGGCCGACGAGCTGGCGAAGTGGCGCTATGCGGAAGACACATGGGACATGCTGCAATTCGGGCTGCGGCTTGGCGAGCGACCGCGGCAGGTTGTGACCACGACGCCGCGCCCGGTGCCGATCCTGCGGCGGCTGCTGGCGGAGGCGACATGCGCGGTGACGCGAGCATCGACACATGCCAATCGCGCGAACCTTGCCGATAGTTTCTTCCGCGCGGTAATCGCACGTTATGAGGGAACGCGGCTTGGGCGGCAGGAACTCGATGCGGAATTGATCGAGGACAATCCGGACGCGCTGTGGTCGCGCGGGATGATCGAGACGCATCGCATGGCGATGACGCCGGAGCTTGTCCGCGTCGTCGTGGCGGTCGATCCGCCCGCGACAAGCGGTGCGAGCGCGGATGAATGCGGGATCGTGGTTGCAGGCGTTGACGGCGAAGGCAATGCCTATGTGCTCGACGATCGTTCGATGGGCGGGCTTACGCCGCTTGCCTGGGCGAACCGCGCCGCGAAGGCCTATCGCGATTACGAGGCCGACCGGATCGTCGCGGAGGCGAACCAGGGCGGCGAGATGGTCTCGACCATCATGCGACAGGTGATGCCCACGGCGTCGCTACGGCTTGTGCGGGCGACGCGGGGCAAACGTGTGCGGGCCGAGCCGGTCGCGGCGCTATACGAGCGCGGGCTTGTTTCGCATGTGGGAAGCTTCGCCAAGCTCGAAGATCAGATGTGCGACTTCACTGGCAACGGCAAAAGCCCGGACCGGCTCGACGCGCTGGTCTGGGCGCTGACGGATCTGATGCTCGAAGGCGAGGCGGGTAAGCCGAAGGTGCGGCGGCTTTAGGGCTGACCCCGTGAATATTGAATGTCATCCCGGCTTTATGCCGGAATCCAGGAGCCGCTCGCTCTTCACTTGCCGCCCCTGGACCCCGGGACAAGCCCGGGGTGACACGTCATTTTGGTGAGAGGAAAGAACATGCCATCGGATGTGATCGCGGGACCGTGGGGCAGGCTCGCCGCTGCGATGCGCGGAAAGCCGCGCGTCGAGCAGAAGGCGAGCAAAGCGGGGCCGCTTGTCGCGCTGACGCTGGCCGGACGCGCGGTCTGGACGCCGCGCGATTATGCCTCGCTGGCGCGCGAGGGCTTCGAGCGGAACGCCATCGCCTATCGCTGCGTCCGCATGATCGCGGAGGCGGCGGCGAGCGTGCCCTGGCTGCTTTACGACGGTGAGAGGGAACTGACCGAGCATCCGCTGCTTCGGTTGCTGGAAACGCCGAACCCGATGGAGAGCGGGGCCGATCTTTTCGAAAGCTGGTACGGCTTTCTCGAGGTCGCAGGCAATTCCTATCTGGAAGTGGTCGAGCTTGGCGGCGAACCCCGCGAGCTTTACGCGCTGAGGCCCGACCGGATGAAGGTCGTGCCGGGACGCGCGGGCTGGCCGGAGGCTTACGAATACGCTGTTGACGGACGTGTGGCGACGTTTCCCTGCGATCCGGCAAGGGGCATCGCGCCGATCCTGCACATGAAGCTCTTTCATCCGACGGATGATCACTATGGCATGAGCCCGGTGGAGGCGGCGGCCTTCGCCGTCGATATTCACAATGCGGCGGGGCAGTGGAACAAGGCGCTGCTCGACAATGCGGCGCGGCCTTCCGGCGCGCTGGTCTACAAGGGCGGCGATGGCGCGCGGAACCTGACCGAAGATCAGTTCGAGCGATTGAAACGCGAACTGGCGGAGAATTATCAGGGGGCGGCCAATGCAGGGCGGCCGCTGCTGCTCGAAGGCGGGCTCGACTGGACGGCCATGGGGCTGACGCCGAAGGACATGGATTTCATCGAGGCGAAGCGCGCGGCGGCCCGCGAAATCGCGCTCGCTTTCGGCGTGCCGCCGATGCTGATCGGTATTCCGGGCGACAATACGTTTTCGAATTATCAGGAAGCGAACCGGACCTTCTGGCGGCAGACGGTTCTGCCGCTCGTCTCGCGCACCGCCCGGGCGCTGACGCGATGGCTTGGGCCTCGCTTCGGCGAGGGGCTACGGCTTGGCTACGACACGGACCAGGTCGAGGCGCTTTCGGCGGAACGCGAGGCGCTGTGGTCGCGCGTGGGCAAGGCGGACTTCCTCTCCGAAGACGAGAAGCGCGCGGCAGTGGGGTATGGGAAGGCGAGGTGAGCCTGATGCGCCGCACCACCAACGGCGTCATCCCGGACTTGATCCGGGATCCACCCTGGCCGCGTGTCGCGAAGCAAGATGGATCCCGGCCTGCGCCGGGATGACGATGTGGGTAAAACCGGAGGAGACCATGAAACTCGGCGATAACGCGGGCTGGAAGCTCGACCGGCATATTCCGGTGGCGCTGGTCGTCACCATCGCGCTGCAAACGGGCGCGGCGCTCACATGGTCGGGTGCGGCGGCGGAACGGCTGACGGCGCTGGAAACGCGGTCGGGACGTACGGATGAAGTCGTCGAACGCACGGCGCGGCTGGAGGAGCAGTCGCAGGCGATGCGGGCGTCGCTCGCGCGGATCGAGGAGAAGCTCGATAGGGTTGTTGCGCGGAGGTGATGTGGGTCCTGTTTCGTCTCCCCGGACTTGATCCGGGATCCACCTTGGCCGCGCGACCGGCGAGGAAGATGGATCCCGGCTTTCGCCGGGATGACGCAATTATTTCAGGCGAGGCCGGAGGAGACCATGAAACTCGGCGATAACGCGGGCTGGAAGCTCGACCGGCATATTCCGGTGGCGCTGGTCGTGACCATCGCGCTGCAGACGGGCGCGGCGTTGACGTGGTCGGGCGCGGCGGCGGAGCGGCTGACGGCGCTGGAGTTGCGGTCGGGACGCACGGATGAAGTGGTCGAACGCACGGCGCGGCTGGAAGAGCAGTCGCAAGCGATGCGGGCGAGCCTCGCGCGGATCGAGGAGAAACTCGACCGGGCTGTGGCGCGGAGGTGATGTGGGTCCTGTTTCGTCACCCCGGACCTGATCCGGGGCCCATCTTTGCTTCACGGCACGATTGAAGATGGATGCCGGATCAGGTCCGGCATGACGAGGTAGAGGAGAGACGTGGATGGCCCGGTCGAGCCGGGCCATGACGAAAATCGAGATGAGCGAGATGCAGAGGCGCCCCAAGGGGCGCCTTTTTTATTGGCTGGAGGTCAAGTGGAACAGGGCAGGCGGTCGGAGCAGAAGGCGACGCGGTTCGACGTGAAGGGGCTGAAGGAGGACGGAAGCTTCGAGGGCTATGCGTCGCTGTTCGGGCAGGAGGATCTGGGGCGCGATGTGGTGATGCCGGGTGCGTTCCGCTCGTCGCTCGCAAAGCGCGGACCGCGCGGCATCAAGATGCTTTATCAGCACGACCCCAACGAAGTGATCGGCGTGTGGATGAAGCTCAGCGAAGATATTCGCGGGCTTCGCGTCGAGGGGAAGCTGCTGCCCGATGTCGGGCGCTCGCGTGAGGTCTTGAGTCTGATGCGGGCGGGCGCGGTGGACGGGCTTTCCATCGGCTACCACGTCGTGAAGGCGACGAAGGACGGGAAGACGGGGCTTCGCAAATTGATCGAAGTCGATCTCTGGGAAATCTCGGTCGTGACCTTTCCGATGCAGCCGGAGGCGCGGATCAGCGCCGTCAAATCGGAACGGCCGACGGAACGGCAATTCGAACGCTGGCTCTCGCGGGATGCGGGGTTCAGCCGGGCGGAGGCCCGCCGCATCGTGGCGGGCGGATACAAGGCGCTTCCAGCTTCGCGGGACGCGAGGGGAGGCGATGGCGCGGGGCTGGCGCGGGCATTCCGCGAGGCGGCGCGCATTTTCAACTGACATCGGAAGGAAGCATGATGAATGCATTCGACATGGGCGTCCCGCGCATCGGGGCGTCGCTGAAGGGTGAGGCGCGCGCGCCGGAAGTCAAAAGCGTCGGCGCGCATGAGGTTCGCGATGCGATGGACGAGTTTCTCTCGGCCTTCGAGGATTTCAAGCAGGCCAATGACGAGCGCCTGGATGAGATCGAGAAGAAACTTTCCGCCGACGTGGTGACGGAAGAAAAGGTCGACCGCATCAACCGCGCGCTGGACCGGCAGAAGAAGACGGTGGACGAACTGGCGCTGACGCTGGCGCGGCCCGAAATCGGCGGCGAGCCGCGCATGCGGCTCGATCCGGCGCGGCGCGAGCACAAGCGCGCCTTCGACCTCTATGTGCGCAAGGGCGAAGCGCATGATCTGCGTACGCTCGAAGCCAAGGCGCTTTCGGCGCAGTCCGATCCCGATGGCGGCTATCTGGTGCCGGCGGAAATGGAGCGCCTGATTGACCGCATCGTGTCGGACGCTTCGCCGATCCGCGCCATTGCCGGTGTGCGCCAGATCGGCGCGGCGAGCTACAAGAAGCCCTTCACGGTTTCCGGTCCGGCGAGCGGCTGGGTGGGCGAGACGGAAGCGAGGACGGAGACTTCCGCTTCGGCACTTTCCGAAATCGAGTTCCCGGCGATGGAGCTTTACGCCATGCCGGCGGCGACATCGACGCTGCTCGACGATGCGGCGATCAACATCGACCAGTGGCTGGCGGAAGAAGTGCAGACGGCCTTTGCGGAGCAGGAGGGCACGGCCTTCGTCAATGGCGACGGCATTCGCAGGCCGCGCGGCTTCCTCTCCTATGCCAGGGTGACGAATGCCAATTGGTCCTGGGGCAAGCTCGGCTATCTCGCTACCGGCGCGGCGGGCGCCTTCCCCTCGTCCAATCCGGCGGACGTTCTCATCGACCTCATCTATTCGGTGAAGGCCGGCTATCGGGCCAATGCGCGCTTCGTGATGAACCGCGCGACGCAGAGCGCCATTCGCAAGCTGAAAGATGCGGAAGGCAACTATCTCTGGCAGCCGGGCATTGCGGCGGGTGCGCCGCCGACGCTTCTCAACTATCCGGTGACGGAGGCCGAGGACATGCCCTCCATCTCCACGGATGCGACGGCGATCGCCTTCGGCGATTTCAAGCGCGGCTATCTCATCGTCGACAGGCTCGGCGTGCGCGTGCTGCGCGATCCCTATAGCGCCAAGCCCTATGTGCTCTTCTACACGACGAAGCGCGTGGGCGGCGGCGTGCAGAACTTCGAGGCGCTGAAGCTTCTGAAGTTCGGAACGGCCTGAGGAGAACGCGATGCGCGACATTCATCACAATATCAAGACCGTGCAGACGCTCGATCCGGCGGTGACGACGGCCGCTCGCGCGGGCGCGCCGGTCGATCGCCAGGGTTTCGAGGCGGTGGAACACATCGTGCTTTTCGGCGCGAGCGGCGACACGTTGTCCTCGACGCTCAAGACGGATGTGAAGCTCGAAGCCTCGGAAGACGGAACGAGCTGGGTGGCCGTGACCGATGCGAAGCTCACATCGGGCGTGGTGGTTTCGGCGGCGGGCGTCTTTGCCACCGTCGACGCCGCGGCGAAGGCGCAGATGGCCTATCGCATCGGCTATGTGGGCAATGCCCGCTATAGCCGCGTGAGTCTGGCGCTCACCGGTACGCATACGAACGGCACGCCGGTGGCGGCACTGGCGCTTCTCAGCAAGGCAAATGTGAAGCCGGTCGCTTAACCGGCATCGCGGGTCGTCCCGGCTTTCGCCCCTCCCTCCGAAGGCCGGGACGACACTCTCAATCTCGAAAGACATCTCATGACACTCATCCTAACGGCGGGGCCGGCCGAGGAGCCGGTGACGCTTGGCGTGGCGCGGGCCTTCATGCGGCTAGACGACACGAGCGAAGACACGCTGGTGACGGCGCTCATCACGGCGGCGCGGGCGACGCTGGAGGCGGAGACGCGGCGCGCCTTCGTGACGCAGCACTGGCGATTGTTGCTCGACCGGTTTCCGGAGGAGGCGATTGTGCTGCCGCTCGCGCCGGTGAGCGCGGTGGCGGCGATTTCGCTCGTCGCGCGGACTACACCGGACGAGACGCTCGACGCGGCGCTCTACGAGCTCGATCTCGCCGGCGAGCCGCCGCGCATCTGGGGGGCGGAAGGTGGCGCCTGGCCGAAGCCGAAACGACGCATGGCGGGGATCGCCATTGATTTCACCGCAGGCTATGGCGGCGCGGAGGCTGTGCCGCAGGCATTGAAGCAGGCAGTGTTGATGCTCGTCGCGCATTGGTTCGAGACGCGGCTGCCCGTCGCTTTCGGTGACGCAGGCGCGGACATTCCCTTGACCGTGGCGGCGCTGATTGCGCCATACCGGAGGTTCCGGCTGTGAGCGGGCGCGATCCGGGCAGGCTGCGCGAGCGGGTGACGATCGAAACACCGACGCGAACGGCGGACGGAGCGGGAGGCGCGGCGGTGGGCTGGAGCATGCTTGCGACGGTTGCGGCGGAAGTTATTTCCTTCAAGGGCGCGACGCTTGTCGCCGGTGAGCGCGAGGAAGCGCGAGAGCCTTACCGCGTCGTCATGCGCTATCGCGACGACGTGACGGCGGAGATGCGGCTGCGCTGGCGCGGCCTAGTGCTGGACATTTCAAGCAGGCATGATCCCGACGGACAGAGACGATGGCTCGTCATCGACTGCGAGGTGCGGTCATGAGCGCATATGACGCCGACCTCGCTTTGCAGAAGGCGATCTATGCCCGGCTTTCGAGCGACGATGCGTTGGCGGCTCTGGTCGCGGGGCGCATCTACGACAACGTGCCGGGCGATGCGGGCTTTCCATACATGACGCTCGGCGAGGCACAGGTAAGCGACTGGAGCACCGGCGACAGCGAAGGCGCGGAACATCGGCTCGCCTTCCATGTCTATTCACGCGGTGGCGGACGCGCAGAGGCGAAAGACATTCTCGGCGCGATCAACGGGGCGCTGCACGACGCAAGCCTGGCGCCGGAAGGCGCGCAGCTCGTGAGCTTGCGCTTCCTCGATGCGGAAACGCGGCGCGAGCCGGACGGCACCACCTGGCGCGGAACGATCCGCTTCCGCGCCCTTACCGAAATCACGGAGTGACATCATGGCAGCACAGAAAGGCAAGGACCTGCTCGTCAAGCTCGATGCGGGCGGGACGGGAACATTCACCACGGTGGCAGGGTTGCGCACGCGCTCGCTCGCCTTCAATGCGCGCAGCGTCGACGTGACGAATGCGGACTCCGCCGGTCGCTGGCGCGAGCTGTTGGAAGGGGCGGGCATGCGTTCGGCCTCGATCAGCGGGCGCGGCATTTTCCGCGATGCCGCGTCGGATGCGAGCATCAGACAGGTCTTCTTCGATGGAGCAATCAAGAACTGGCAGGTAGCGATACCCGATTTCGGCACCGTGGAAGGGCCGTTCCAGATCACGGCGCTGGAATTTGCAGGCGAGCATGATGGCGAAGTGACATTCGACATGTCGCTGGAGAGCGCCGGCGCGCTGACGTTCACCGCGATCTAGGAAGACGAACATGGCCAACAGACATAGAGGCGAGATCGATGCCGCTCTTGGCGGCGAGCGCAGAACGCTGGTGCTGACGCTCGGCGCACTCGCCGAACTCGAGGACGCGTTTGGCGGCGAGGACATGCTGGCGCTGGCATCGCGCTTTGAGGCGGGCCGCATTTCGGCGCGCGACGCAATCCGCATTATCGGGGCGGGGCTTCGCGGCGCGGGCGAGATGGCGACCGACGCGGATGTGTCGAGCATGACCGTCGAGGGCGGCGCGGCGGGCTATATAGCGATTGTCGCCGATCTGCTTACGGCAACCTTCAGTGGCGCCGCAGCGCAATGAAGACTTTTCCCTGGGTGCGGGCGATGGAGATCGGCTTCGGACACCTCCGCCTCGCGCCGGATCAGTTCTGGCGGATGACCTTGCCGGAGCTTGCGGCGGCGGCAAGATGTCTGCGTCTTGAGAGTGACGGAAAAATGACGGCGCATGACCTGAATGGATTAATGGTGATGTTTCCCGATTGATCGTCGGCAAGGAGACGCCGGACGCGGCTTATGATCTCTTCGTCAAGCTCGTGAAGGAACTGATCGCGCGCTTCGGAAAAGAGCGGACCAGTGTGCCGCCGATGGAGTCCGACTGTGTCAACTGGAACGGCGTCAATATCGATACGTCGGGCGGCGGGACCTGGTGAGAGGGGCGATGGTGTTCCTCCATCTCCTTTGACGGCTACTCGCATCCGTTAAGAGTCTTCCGCGGGCGAGAAGATCGCACCGTATAGAGGCGCGTCGCCGAGCAGCGCGCCCGTTTCATTAAAAGCAGGAATATCAGCATGCACATGATCGATGTGGCGGCGTTGCAGCCGCTTGTGAACGAACTCGTCCTTGCGGCATTGACGGCGCTTGCGTCCTTCGTCGTTGCGAGGGCCTGCGCGCTGCTCAAGGCAAAGCGCGATGGCGAGCTGGGACAGATACTCGACAAGACGCTCGGCATGGGCATCGCCTTCGCCATGGCGAAGATCAAGGCGGTCGAGGAGGCCAACTCGACGATCGCCGTGAAGAACGAAGTCGTCGCGGAGGCGGCGAATTACGCGGTGCTTCACGTGCCCCAGACGGTGAAGGCGCTGGGGCTCGATGGCGAACATCTCACGCGCATGATTGAGGCGCGGCTTGGTGTTGCCGAAGGCGGCCAGCCCGCGTGATCGACCTTATTGCGAAACTTGTCGGGTTGCTTGGCGAATTCGGCATCGGGCTGCTGGGTTATTTGCTCGCGCGGAGAAACGGCGATGCCGAAGCGTTGAGGCAGGAGTTGGAGAAGCAGAATGCGATCAATGAAGCGCTGGCCAATGCTCCTCGCGATCAGTCCGATGCTGCTCGGCGGCTGCGCGACGGGAGCTTCTGAAATATCGTGCCCGCATGCGCGGGACTACACCAGGGCGGAGCAGGGGGCCGTCGCGGATGAACTCGACAGGCTCGGGTCTGCTTCGATGACCGGGCGCTTCATGGCGGATTATGGCGCTCTGCGTGACGAAGTCCGGGCGGCTTGCCGCTGAGGCCGGGCAATTTTCCGACAAAGACAGGAGGCAGGATGACCGATCCCAACGATCCGGCAGCGCTGGCGGCTGCGCTCGATGCGGCGACGGCGGCAACGCGGAACTTCGGCGCGGAGACGACGCGGACGCTTTCGTCGGTGACGGACAATTACCGCCGCGCGTCATCGGGCGGGCGCGATTTCGGATCGAGTCTGGTGCGCGCTTTCGACGACATTGCGCTTAAGGGCAAGTCCTTGTCGGACACGCTCAGGACGCTTGCGCTCGATCTATCGAAGCTGGTGCTCAACAGCGCGCTGAAATCGGTCGCGAATTCGGCGAGCGGGTCGCTTGTGTCGTCATTGGGCTCGTTGTTCGCAAGCGCGGACGGCAATGTCATCGCAGGCGGACGGGTGAAGCCTTTTGCGAAAGGCGGCGTGTTGTCGAGCCCGATGCTCTTTCCGCTTGAAAACGGAACCGGGCTCGCGGGCGAGGCCGGGCCGGAGGCGATCATGCCGCTACAGCGCGGCAGCGACGGGAGGCTCGGCGTCGCGGCGCAGGGCGGCGGACAGGCGGTGACGATCCATTTCAACGTGAATGCGACGGATGCCGCGAGCTTCCGGCGCTCCGAAACGCAGATCGCGGCGATGCTCAATCGCATGACGAGCCGCGGGGCGAGGAATCTCTGACATGGCCTTCCACGAAATTCGTTTTCCAACCAACATTGCGCTTGGCGCGACGGGCGGGCCGGAGCGGCGCACGGAGATTGTCACGCTCGGCTCCGGCGCGGAGGAGCGCAACAGCGCCTGGGCGCATTCGCGGCGGCGATACAATGCGGGGCTTGGGTTGCGCTCGCTCGACGATGTGCATCAGCTCATCGCGTTTTTCGAAGCACGGCACGGACGGCTTTACGGCTTTCGCTGGAAGGATCGCGCGGATTGCAAATCCTGTGCTCCCGGCCAGAGCATCGCGGCGGCGGATCAGGCGATCGGCACAGGCGACGGGACGACTCGGGCGTTTCAGCTCGTCAAGACATATGCGTCGGGCGGCGCGTCCTATGTCCGGGCGATCCGTAAGCCAGTTGCGGCGAGTCTGCGGGCCGCGGTCAACGGTGTCGCGAAGGCCGAGGGCACGGATTTCACGCTCGATACGGTGACAGGAATCGTGAGCTTCAGCGCAGCACCGGCCTCTGGCGCGGCGGTGACCGCGGGTTTCGAGTTCGATGTGCCGGTGCGGTTCGACACGGATTTTCTGGAGATCAACCTCGCGGCATTCGAGGCGGGGTCTGTGCCGAATGTGCCGGTGGTCGAGGTGAGGCTTTAATTCATGAAATCCATATCCGACGCACTGGCCGCGCATCTCGCGGGCGGGACGACGACGCTTTGCAACTGCTGGAAGCTCACGCGCCGCGACGGTCATGTGATGGGCTTCACCGACCATGACGACGATCTCGCCTTCGATGGCGTGACCTATGAAGCGGCGGCGGGGTTTACGGCGAGCGCGATCGAAAGTTCGGCGGGACTCGCGGTCGACAATCTCGACATCGCGGGCGGGCTCAATTCGGAGCGGCTGGACGAGGGCGATCTCGCAGCAGGGATTTATGACGACGCGTCGGTCGAGATATGGCGCGTCAACTGGTCGGCGACGGATCAGCGCGTGTTGATGCGCAAGGGCAATCTCGGCGAGGTGAGCCGGGGCGCGACGGGCTTCACGGCGGAACTGCGCGGCCTTGCCCATCGGCTGAACCAGCCTGTGGGGCGGCTCTTTCAATATGGTTGCGATGCCGATCTGGGCGATGCGCGTTGCTGCGTCGATCTCGGCTTGGCGACGATGCGGGGCGAAGGCGTGGTCGCCGCCATCGAGGACAATCGTATCGTCACGGCATCGGGGCTCGGGAGTTTTACCGAAGGATGGTTCGAGCGCGGGCGGCTTGTCTTCACCAGCGGCGCGAATGAAGGCGCGGGATGCGAGGTGAAGTTGCACGCCACGAGCGTTGGCGGCGCGGTCATCGAGCTGTGGCAGGCGATGGCGCGGGAGATCGCGATAAGCGATGCGTTTGTCATAACGGCGGGCTGCGACAAGCAGTTTTCCACCTGCCGAGTGAAATTCGGCAATGGCGCAAATTTTCGCGGCTTCCCGCATATGCCGGGCAACGACTACGTCATTTCCTATGCAAGCTCGGGAGAGGTGAATGATGGCGGAAGCCGGAACTGAGCTGACGCGCGCCGCCATTGTAGCGGCGGCGCGAGAGTGGATCGGCACACCCTATCGGCATCAGGCGAGTTGCAAGGGCGCGGGCACCGATTGCCTTGGGCTCGTACGAGGGCTGTGGCGCGAGTTTCATGGGGCGGAGCCGGAAGTGCCGCCGCCTTACACCTCCGACTGGGCGGAGGCGCCGGGCGCGGATGGGCGCGTGGTCGAGGCGATGGCGGAGGCAGCGCGGCGGCATCTCGTCGAGATCGAGGTGGGAGAAGCGCAAGAGGGCGACGTGGCGCTTTTTCGCATGCGCGCGAGCGGACCCGCGAAACATGCGGGCGTGCTCACAGGCGATGAGCGGATGGTTCACGCCTGGTCGGGGCGCGCGGTGGTGGAAACCTCGCTCGGGCCCTGGTGGCGGGCGCGGATGGCCTATGCGTTCCGGTTTCCGGGAGTGACTGACTGATGGCGACACTTCTTCTTTCGACGGCGGGCTCGGCGCTCGGCAGCGCGTTTCTGCCCGGCGGCTTGAGCTTTCTCGGAGCGACGGTGAGCGGCGCGGCGCTGGGAAGCGCAATCGGCGCGGGGCTCGGCTCTTATGTCGACCAGCAGCTCTTCGGCTCGACGGTGGCGAATTCGGAAGGGCCGCGCCTTTCGGACTTGCAGGTTCTGTCCTCGACCGAGGGCGCGCCGGTGCCGAGACTCTACGGACGCGCGCGGCTCGGCGGACAATTGATCTGGGCGACGAATTACAAGGAACACAAGTCGACGGAGAGTGCCGGCGGCAAGGGCGGCGGCGGCGCAAGCGTGACGAGCTATTCCTATACCGTTTCCTTCGCCGTGGCGCTTTGCGAGGGGCCGATCACGCGCATCGGCCGCGTCTGGGCGGACGGCAAGGCGATGACGCTGGAAGATGTGAGCTGGCGGTTGCACAAGGGCGAGGGCGCGCAATTGCCCGATCCGACGATCGAGGCGATTGAAGGCATGGGCGCCGCGCCTGCCTATCGCGGCTCGGCCTATGTCGTGTTCGAGGATCTGGCGCTCGCCGGCTACGGCAACCGCATTCCGCAACTCTCCTTCGAGGTGTTTCGCTCGCTGAGCGATGTCGAGGAAGCGGTACGGGCGGTGACGATCATTCCGGGCGCCGGAGAGTTCGTCTACGACACGGACGCAGTGCGCGAAATATTGAGCGAGAGTTCGAGCCGCGCGGTCAACACGCATTCGAGCGAGGGCAGGAGCGACTGGATGGCGGCGCTCGACCAGTTGCAAGACCTCTGCCCCAATGTGGCAAGCGGGTCGCTGGTCGTTTCGTGGTTCGGCGACGATCTTCGCTGCGGGCAATGCACGGTGCGGCCGAAGGTGGAGACGGATTGGAAGATCACGACGCCGGAGGCGTGGAGCGCGGGCGGCCTTGCGCGGAGTGCGGCGGAGGTCGTGAGCGTGGTGGAGGGCAAGCCAGCTTTTGGGGGGACGCCGTCCGACGCATCCGTCATTCGCGCGATCAGGGACATGAAAGCGCGTGGGCTTCGTGCCGTTTTCTATCCATTCGTGATGATGGACATTCCCGAAGGCAATGCGCTGACCGATCCATGGAGCGGAGCGGCTTCGCAGCCCGCCTATCCCTGGCGCGGGCGCATCACCTGCTCGCCGGCGGCTGGTCGGGCGGGGAGCGTCGACAAGACTGCGGCCGCGGCGGCGCAGGTGGCGAGCTTTTTCGGCATGGCCGCAGCGGACGACTTTCACGTATCGGGCGGCGCGGTCAGCTATAGCGGGCCGTCCGAGTGGTCCTACCGGCGCATGATCCTGCATTACGCGCATCTCTGCGCGGCGGCAGGCGGTGTCGACGCATTTCTCATCGGCTCGGAGTTGAAAGGGCTGACGCAAATTCGAAGCGGCGCTGCGACCTATCCGGCTGTCGCGCAGTTGAAGGCGCTGGCCGCCGATGTGGCGAGTATACTCGGCGTGTCGACAAAGATTTCCTATGCGGCGGACTGGTCGGAATATGCGGGCCACGATCCGGCGGATGGAACGGGCGACCGCTTCTTCCATCTCGATCCGCTTTGGGCGGATGCGCATATTCATTTCGTCGGCATCGACGCCTACGCGCCGCTGACGGATTGGCGAAAGACTGGCGCCCATCTCGACCGCGAGTTGGCGGATTCGATCTATGACATCGGCTATCTGAAGTCTCGGATCGCGGGGGGCGAGAATTACGATTGGTACTATGCGAGCGATGCTGACAGAGCGGCGCAGTCACGCACACCGATTACGGATGGCGCCTACGGCAAACCCTGGGTCTTTCGTGCGAAGGATATTCGCAACTGGTGGGCGAATGCGCATCATGACCGGTCAGGGGGCGTAGAAAGCGCCGCGGCTACGGAATGGGTGCCGGAAGGGAAGCCGATATGGCTCACCGAGCTCGGATGCCCGGCTATCGACAAGGGCACGAACGAACCCAACCTCTTTGTCGACGCGAAATCCTCGGAAAGCGCGGTGCCGCATTTTTCGACCGGAACGCGAGACGATTTCATTCAGCGCTGCTTCATTGAGGCGCAGACCGGCTATTGGAGCGAGGCAGGCGCGCATAATCCCGTGTCGGCGGTCTATGGCGAGCGGATGCTCGATCCGGGAGACATGTTTTTCTGGACATGGGATGCACGACCATTTCCGGCATTTCCGGATCGGACCGATCTTTGGGCGGATGGCGAGAACTGGCAGCGCGGGCATTGGCTCAATGGCAGGCTCGGCGCCGTGCCGCTCGGTGCGCTTGTCTCCGCGATCATGGGCGATGTGGGTTTTTCCGATTTCGATGCGAGTGGCCTCGCCGGTGTCGTCGAAGGATTTGTGATCGACCGCATCATGAGCCCGAGACAGGCGATTGAGCCGCTGATGCTTGCGCGCTTCTTCGATGCCGCAGAATGCGAGGGCGCTATCCGCTTCAGGCATTACGGAGCGGAGCCCGTTGTAACGCTGACGCCGGAGCAACTGTCGGTCGAGGACGATAGCGCGGAGGCGGGCTACCGGCTTACGCGCGCGCAGGAAACGGAGCTGCCGCTTTCGGCAAAGCTCTCGTTCATCGACGGCGGGATGGAGTATCGCCAGGCGGCGGTGGAGGCGCGAAGGCTTGGCGTCTCGACGCAGCGTGTTTCGTCCGCCAGCTTGCCGATGGTGATGACGGTGCAGGACGCGCAGGGCGTTGCCGATATATGGCTTCAGAAAAGCTGGACCGAACGCGAGGCGGCGACGCTGAAGCTGCCGCCTTCGCTCCTCGCGCTCGATCCGGGTGATGTGGTGGAACTGGTGCTGCCGGCACGCAAGGCGCGGTACCGGCTGACGGCGCTCACCGACGGCGAACGCCGCGACGCAAGGGCGGTGGCGAGTGAAGCGAGCCTTTACGGGCGGCTCGGCGCGCCGCGTCGCACGAGGGCTGCGGCACCGGCTGCGAGCTATGGCGTGCCGCTCGCCGTGTTTCTCGATCTGCCGATGCTGACAGGCGAGGAGAGGCCTTATGCGCCGCGCATTGCCGTGGCGGCCGACCCATGGCCGGGCGGCGTAGCGCTGTGGAAGAACGCGGGCGCGGGCTTTGCGCTCGACCGGGTTATTTCACGAGAGGCGACGATAGGGCGGACGACGAGCGCGTTTGCGGCCGGTATTACATCGCGCTGGGATTATTCGCAGAAGCTTACCGTTGCGCTGGCTTCGGGCGCGCTTTCGTCTGCGAGTGAAAGCGCGGTGCTTGGCGGCGCCAATGTCGCCGCGCTGGAAACGCCGGAAGGCGACTGGGAGGTGATCCAGTTCCGCGAGGCGACGCTCGTTGCTGCGGGGACTTACGAGCTTTCTGGTCTTCTGCGCGGACAGGCAGGAACGGAGGCCGCGATGCGGTCGCCTCTCGCGGCGGGCGCACGTTTCGTGCTGATCGACGGCGCGGTGAGCGAGATCGGCTTGAGCGACGGCGAGCGCGGCCTTGAGCGGATATGGGCCTGGGGTCCGGCGTCGAAGCCTATCGACGATGCGAGCTATGCGACAGTGGCGCACGTTTTTCAGGGTGTGGGGCTCCGGCCCTTGTCGCCGGTGCATCTGCGTGCGGCGCGGGACGCGGGCGGCGATATCGCGATCGGCTGGGTTCGGCGGACGCGCATGGGCGGCGATGGCTGGGCGGGGACGGACGTGCCGCTTGGCGAGGAAGAGGAGCGCTACGCGCTCGACATTCTGAGCGGGGGGACTGTCATGCGGAGCTTCGACGTGACGAGCGCGGGGGCCAGCTACACATCGGCGATGCAGATCGCGGATTTCGGATCGACAACATTCACGACGCTTTCCATACGCGTCGCTCAGGTGAGCCGCGCATTCGGGCGCGGGACGGCAAGAGAGGCGATACTACATGTCTGAGACATTGCATCTGAAACTTCCCTACCTCGAAGCGGCACAGTCACAGAAGCATGTGACTGTGAATGAAGGGCTGCGCGCGCTTGACGCGCTGGTGCAGCTTTCGGTGAAGTCGCGCGCGCTGAATACGCCGCCATCCACGCCTGTGGAGGGCGATCGCTATATCGTTGCCGCAGCGCCGACCGGCGCATGGAGCGCGGCGGCAGGCGAGATCGCCGCCTTTGTCGATGGCGTGTGGAGTTTCTTTGCGCCGCAGACCGGATGGTGCGCTTTCGATGAAAATGCGGGCGAGTTCGTCTACTGGTCTGGAAGCGCATGGGCGCGTGAGCTTTCGGGCGCGAGTGTGGCAAGCGCGCATGGGGCTATGACGACGCTCGCGATCATCGAGGGCGATCACACGATCACGGCGGGGACGTATAACGACACGTCGTTCACGATCCCGGACAGGGCCATTGTTCTCGGCATCACGGGGCGCGTTCTCACCGCGATCGCGGGAGCGACCTCCTGGAACCTCGGCGTTGCGGCGGACGCGTCGCGCTATGGGAACGGGATCGGTGTTGCAGCGGGATCCACGGTCGTCGGCCCGTCCGGCACGCCGGTGACCTATTGGGGGGCGACGGCTCTGCGTGTCTCATCTGTAGGGGGAAGTTTCACGGGCGGGAAGGTGCGGCTGGCCGTGCATTACCTGGCGCTGACGGGGGTGGGGGCATGACACGAAAATGATCGATGCGGGGTCGAGTAGGGATGGTCGGTCCAGCGAGCAGCCGCGGTGCCGAACAATTCTGCTGCGGCATTGAGGGGTGACGGCCTGCACCCGAACCCCTATAAAGGGCGGGCGCGACCGGGGGAGCCGCGTGAAGTCCTTTGCTTCACTTTGTTTCGATGAAGGGGTTTCATGGCACGGCCTCGCCTGTTCTCATCGCGCAGGATGTTTTCCTCGCGCCGGATGATCTTCTCGGACGTCCGTCCGAGACGTCCTTTCCTTCGTACCCTGGGATTCGCGCTTGCCGCCGCGCTCATCTTCGCGGCGGGCGTCTATACCGGTCAGAACTTTCCTCACATCCTCGGTTCACGGCAGCCGGCGCCGGTTGCCGCAGCGGAATTCTGATTTTTCAGGGCGCTTGTCGCCTGCATCCGCATCGGCCCTTGCCGCTCGGCCCTCTTCACGCCAAATATGGCTGCCAACAACGCCGCCAGACATCCGGCGGCAGACGGGGGAGGCACATGGATCTTCAACTCGCAGGCAAGACGGCGCTCGTCACCGGGGCGAACCGGGGAACGGGGCGGGTCATTGCCGAGCGCCTTGCGGCTGAAGGCGCGCGTGTCGTTGTGCATGGCTTCGGCGAGGGTGATGCGACGGCGGCCGTGGCCGAGATCCGCGCTGCGGGCTTCGAGGCCTTTGGCGTTGCGGGCGACATCACGACGGACGAGGGCGCGAAGGCTGCCTACGACGCGGCGGTCGCCGCTGTCGGGCCCATCGATATTCTGATCAACAATTACGGCGTTGCCGAAGCGGGCTCCTGGTCGCGGTCGGAAACGCCGGACTGGATCGACGCCTATGAGAAGAACGTGCTCTCCGCGGTGCGGATGACGCGTCTTTGCGTGCCGGCGATGAAGGAACGGCGTTGGGGCCGCGTCATCATGCTCGGTACGATCGGGTCGACCGAGCCTGCCGCGCGCATGCCTCATTATTATGCGGCCAAGGGTGCGCTCGCGACGATGACGGTGAGCCTTGCGAAGGAACTGGCGGGCACGGGCATCACCGTCAATATCGTCAGTCCCGGTCTCATCCGCACGAAGGAAGTGGAAGAGCGCTTCCTCGCGCAAGGCTATGAGAAGGGCTGGGGCACGACATGGGAAGAGGTGGAGCCCCATGTGCTCAAGGCCTTCATGAACAACCTGACGGGCCGTGTGACGACGACGGCGGAAGTGGCCGATCTCGTCGCCTTCGTTGCAAGCCCCCGCGCGGGTGCTCTGATGGCGCTCAATCTGCGGATAGACGGCGGTACCACCGCGATCGTGACATAA